TTACCACTCAGCAACAGTGTAGGTGATGCTTCCTGCGTTAATCTTCTTTCCTCTTGAATAGATCATACCTTCCCATTTTCCTTGTTGATACCCTACACCATAATAAGTTTTGTCCCCGGCTAACATAATCCCCGCCTTGATTTTGTGGTTTTTATTCAAATTGATCTTGTACACATCCACTTTTTGTTTTTCTTCATTCGCCGTGATTAAAGTCCGGTCCGTTTTCTCCGCAGCAACTGCCGGTACATTTGCTTTGCCAGATTTAATATCTGCGGCTACCTGATTGGCCCCTGCACGTACATCAGAAGCCTGGATGTAATAGGTTACATTCGGCTGGGTTTCCCCCTGCTGGGCCTGATAAATTCTATCGGTAATCGGTTTGGCCGTTTCCTGGCTTACCTCCAACTTCTTGCTGACAGCCTTCGCATCTGTGGTATCTAGGTACTCCATCACTTTCGGCTCAACATTCTTGCTGTTTCGATGATTCACATACAGGATCCCAATCCAGATACCTAAAACAGTTAAAAGAACAATGAAAATATATTTTTTCTGCTGGTCAGTCAAAGTTACCACCTCCTAAAATCATTTTTGACATGTCTTTATTATTTCATTTTGGGATACGATTCGGCCTTTCGTAGATACAAAAAACGACGCATAGAGGAATTTTAGAAGCCTCCATGCGTCCGTTTGATCAACAACGTTTTATTGATTAAACTGGTTGATGTAGTAGTTGATTTTGCCCCGCAGCACATCCCCGCCGCGGCTGCCATCGGTCGCCCATGGATTGTAGGAGGGACTTTCTGCGGTTCCCAGGTATTCCAGGTCGCCACGAGTGTCGCCATCTCCATAGCTGTCGTTCCACCAGGCATATGGCTCATGGGGATGTAGCCCGTCTTCGTTGTTGGCTGCTTCTCCGTGGGTCAGCACATGCTGCCGGTCGGCCGGAATCCCGATTGCTAGGCAGAGGACTGCAACGGTCTGAGCCAGTGCCTCAATCTGCGCTGCCGTAGGAGGATAATCTCCCAGGCTCTGGCTTCCAGCGCCATAAGCGCCACACAGTGCAATCCCGATGGATCCAGTATTGCGCTTCCATGTATGATTCAGCGTCTCGCTGAAATCTTCAGTAGTTGTATAAATGCAGCCGTCACCAGTAATGCAAATATGGTAATCGTTATATACCTGGTTATAGCCCCCAGCGGTCCAATGCAGATAAATTTTCACATCTCGCCCCATAGCTGCGGCCTCGCTTCTCAGCTCAGCCCGGGCCGCCAGGGCCATCTCTTTTAATTGAGTCAAGTCGATTAACTGTGCCATTTTTATCATCCTTTCTTACCTCGTCAACGTCTGCTTTGCCGTCTCCATCGGAGTCGTCCACCCGGGGAACAAAATTCAGTGCAGCCGTTGCAACTGCCGGAGCTGAAAGTTTCTCGGGAATCAGCAGACAATAATCAATCATTTTAAGAATCCAGGGATCCTGGTCGTGTGTAATTAGTGCCCAGCCCCAAACGCCAAAAGCCACTGCATAGGGGGTCAGAATTAGGAAAACGATGAAGCGGAACAGCCACACAGACCGGACCCCGAAGCGCATCTTTTGTATTTTTTTCAGTTGGCTGGTAATTTGTTTAAACATCACTTTTCCTTCTTATCCGGCAAAAACATATATTCCTTATACACCGTATCCATTACCCCATTTTTGCCGAGGCCAGCGTACGCAGTGTGCATGGCTTCAAATGCAGCTTTATCATCCGTACTGGCCACGCCCGTATCCACATGTTTATGATAATCCTGCAGCATGAAATACCGAAGCAGAACCTGCAGTCCGTATTTCACCATAGCGGCTTCTTTTTCTTCTGCCGCTTTTTCCTCCATTCTTTCTTTTCTATAGGACAAATACCGTCCGACAAGATATGAGAACGCTGCCGGTATTACAGTTCCCAGCAAAAAATTCAGCAAGTAGTTTCCCATCCCATTGACCACCACCATCACAACATAGATAAAAAGGGCTGCTAATCACTAGAAGCCCTATAAAGTTACGATTCTTAAATCAGGCTAAAGTACCACCCAATGCGATGGATAATGTGAAAGGCTGCGTCGGATTTAAATCAAAATTAGGGGCGAGGGCAACCTCAAACTCTTGTTCTGCAAGATTTTGGGTTGTATCAAGGTCAAAAGTAACGGGATAAAAACTCGCATCCTGAGAGAATTGCAGCAGTAAGACATTCACGGATGCAAACGCGCTGCACTGTACATTGCTCACCTTAAACTTATGCTTTTCAGCGTCATAGCTTAAGTCATAAGATTCAAGGGTATAAGCACCCGTGGTGTCTTTAATGTTACTTCCGCTATAGGAATATCCCCCATTTACCTGTTGCAAAGTAATCTCTTGCTTCATAAATCCTACTTGGGTATTTTCATCCTTTACTGCAGCGGTGGCGCTAATCACCATCCCATCGGTTACTTCTAAGGTTACTTTATTGCTGCCCTGGTCCACGCCATTTACCGTAATGTGCCCCGGTGTATAACCATTATTGGCAGTAATTAGAAAAGTAATGGGCGGGAAAGATAATGTATATTCGTCTCCGGCATTGCTAATAACGGAACCCATCAATGCTAAACCGATGTGTCCATTACTCACTTGGACAATCGTAAAACTTTTCCTACCCACGTCGATAGACTTGATTGCCGGGCCCATTTGCCCAGGCATATATTTTTCGGTACTGTTTTTCTTGGCCCGGATAGCATCAGCAATGTTTTTTAAACTTTCGTCGTTGACCAGTACATTCATATTAGTACGCCTCCTTATTTCCATCTTCGATTACAGAAGAAGTTCCAGTAAGAGTGGTTTCCCCGGTGGTGATAATCTGAACAAGGTCCTCTCTGGTAATCTTGGCTTCTACTTTGATTTCGCCTACATCCACCGTAATACTCGCCTCCCCCTGAAGCATTGCATCCACAACATTCTGTCTTGTCACTTTGATTTCCATTAGTAACTCACTCCATTTCCATCTATAATATTTGTAATAGCTGCAGCAATAGCAGTTGCTACTGCTCCAGATGTTACCAGGTTTGTGCTGCCGTCCGTTACCATAGTATCGATAACCGGCTTATTTAAGATTTGCGACACACCACTTTCAGCGTTCCAGTCCGCATTGATCTGCCCAGCAGCCGCCTGCATAGCAGATAAGGTGGCAGCCGCTGCCGATTCGGCCGCATTTGTTTCTGATGTTTTAGCAGCCGTTTGGCTTGCCGCCGCTAAGGCTGCATTGTTGATGGCGCTTTCGGCCTGGGTAGTTGCCGTATTAGCTGCGGCATTTGCAGATGTAGCTGATTCATTGGCACTAGATGCCGAGGCTGCGGCTTCAGTTGCACTGCTTCCTGCCGCGTTCGCAGAGCTTACGGCTGAATCCCTTGCAGACTCGGCAGCGGTTTGAGCGTTAGCGGCACTGGCAGCAGCTGCGGTAGCATTAGATTCCGCTGCTGTGGCTGCGTTTGCACTTGAGGCTGCATTGGAAGCTGCAGTAGCGGCGCTTGAGGCGCTAGCAGTGGCAGAAGCCTGGGCGGCCTGGGCCGCATTTTTGGCATCCGTTGCTAATACAGCTGCTTGAGAAGCGGTATTTGCTGAAGAAGATGCAGCCGTAGCCGATACTGATGCATTGGCAGCATATGTTTGAGCACTGCTGACAGCAGCATCCAGAGAGCTAACCTTACTATCCGCATTGTCTTCGTCCCATACCGTCACAGACTCACTATACTTAGTTCCGCCAGATCCGCCCACTACCATTTTGTATTTTCCGGAAGGTTTCTTGGCAAAGACCATTTCCCCTTCACGCAGGGTAGGGTTTACGGTTGACCAATTGGCTTCAGTGTCAGTTGAAAACTGAATTCTTGCGTTTGTTTCCATTTATTTCTCTCCTTATGCAGTCCGAATCCACATATATACCGCCAGGTATTTCGGGCGGCTGTCCCAGGCTTTACCACTACCATTTTTGGCAATGGCAATCCCGTGCTTGTGCACGCCTTTTAAATTCGTAATGAAAGGATGCTCGTGCTTACCATCAAAATGCACGATGTATTCCGTATTATTACTGTCTGCATTTCCTTCGGATCGCAAATAGCTCTGCAAAACGGAGAATTTTCCATTGGTAGCTCCACTAATAACCGGCTGATTGTTCTCTTTCCCATAGAAGCTGTTAGACCGGCTTCTAAAGTTGCCAGAGAGATCCACTGAGCCAGTGGTTCCATTATGATCATGCCCGCCAGCATCATTGCAGGTAGCCGGATGATCATGAGGCGCCATTTCCGCTAGGGTATTCGTATGGGTATTACTTCCACCGGTACTGCCAACATTTACAGTCCCTCCTGCGCTCATAAGAAACGTCCCTTCTTCGAGAAGCTCCCATGTGGTCCCGGTATATTTTTCAGAGGGATTTGTCGCATCCTTTGTAAGAATAATCTCCCCAATGCCTGGTGTAGCATAAGATTTTATGGTATTGATAAGGTCTGTAAGGTCAATATTTCCCGTTTCATCCGGTTTTACATTATTGACGCTTCCGGCAAAACTGCGCCTCATATTCTTGACCAGTCCGGTATAATCAGAATCCAGCGCATCAAATCCAGCCTGTACAATCACCTGGGCCATCGCAGCAGCCATAATGGATACCTGCTTATAGAGTTTGTTGTGCAGTGCGGGGCCAGCAATTCCCGGAACAACACCACTTATGCGTTGTGTATCCGTTTGATATACACTGTCTGTTTCAATGTCATTAGCTGCGACGGATTCACCGAAAACAAGGAAATTAGAATCTGCCATTTATTTAACCTCCTAAAGTTAACCACCGGATCCGCTGCTGTTGGATCCGGTGGTATCTGTTTTTGTTGGTTCAATCCAATGCGAATTGTACCCGCTGTAATTAAGCGTATTATAGTTATATGCAAAGATTGGAAGGCCTTCAGTGGAAACAAAGCTCATCAGGTTGATCCGCACACCCTCCGGCTTGGGTACTATGTACCCGTGTGCAATCAACTCCTGCATGAGCTGGCTGTAATCTCCCAAGAGCACAATGTTATAGCTCATATCCTGCAAGTCCTGGATTTGCAGTTTTTGATTGGCCGGAAACAGTACGTTCCACATTTCGTAAAGATCCGAAACAGATCCTTTCCATATATTTTGGATGATCCTGCATTTGATCATGGTCCGAAAAATATCATCCGTAATAAAGTGATTTGCTTCAATGTAAAGTGCTTTCCAGCCTACAATAATCGCCGTTGTTGCATCTAATTTAGCGGCTGTCGGGGTTTCAAACACATTATACTTACTAGTTGCACCAGAATCGGCCGTCATCTCCGAAAGCGTTGGACACTTAATATCGCCGTTGGCCAGGTTCGATGGTGAAAAATCCAGTGTACGGGATACCCCTACAATTGCGCCCAAGATATCTAACTGGGCATCAGCTGCAGTATCGATATCGAACTGCTCAATCATCTTCAGGATGGCCATATCCAACTTGCATCCATAATCTACCATTCCGCGGACCATAGCATTAAACTTAGTCGCATTGCGATATTCTGAAGTAATCAGATGCCTGTAGTACTCTTTATCATTCGTCCGCATGGCTACACCTCTACTGTTATATTGTCAAATACAGGTTGTGCTACTTCATTGTAGTTGATAGCCATGTCCGCGCCAGTCATATTGTCCAATGTTCTTCCAATCTTCAATTGGGAGACTCCAAAAGTAGGCTTATACACATTAGCGTTGCAGTCAGTTATAACCCCCATGAGAAGTGAATAAGATAACGTCTGCCCTATTTCCAGAGATTTGATGTAGTTGTAGACTGCGGTTTGAATTTTAGATTTAGTTCCATCCACATAGCCAGTGTACTTCGTAACTTTTGCCCGAACAAAAACAGGGACATATGTGGGCCGACTAAACCGGACCTTATTCGAATAGTCATTTACGTCGATGACTTCCACTTCGGTAGTTCCATTGGTGTAGCAGCCCAGACCTTTATGGTAGAGAATGCTTTCTGCAATCTGATCATCCGAACCACCTTCTACTACACAAGTAACAGAATGCGGGGGCAGCCCGTACGGGTTGCTTTCTGTGTTGATTTCAGCAACATTAGTATCATTTTCGTAGCAAGCCACCCTTGTCACATTATCTAGGGCTATCAAGGCTCCACGTGTTCCCGCCAGCATGCTCTGCGAGGGATTTGCTACCGAGATTTGCTGTCTTTCTCTAAGTTCGGCATCAGTTTCTTCCGCAATGCCTGGGACCGCCGAAGCTTTATTGGTTACACTGACCCAGCCATAAGTAGGCGTATTGATTTGCGTAATATCTCCTGAGTTAGCTGTTTTAGCACCAGCAGTTTCACAAGTAACTGTAGTCGTTAGTGTCCCGCTTGAGCCGATGATCACAGACGCAGGCAGGTCCCAAATCAAACCAGACGTGTCCTTTACAGAACCATTTTTGATTTCCGTAAAGGGCGTTCCTGTGAGTATGACTTCACAAGTGCTGTAGCCAGCTGGTTTCCGCTTTAATCCATTCAGTTTCACAACCGCATCTAAAGTTGCCCCGATTGCCGTCTGCGGACTCCTGGCATTATACGCATACTGAACCGCTTGATAAGAGTCTGCGATTTTTAGCGCAAGGATTGAAAGAAACTGATAGTCGGCTGCATCATTTTCAAGATAAATATCCTGGCCATAAATCGACTTCATCAGGTTTATCATATCAGTAAGGATATCCTGGTATGTCGGCAGGTGAAGGCCGGAAGAATCAACATAGGGTGTAAAATAACTCACGCTGCGCGCACCTCCTCATTGGATACACTGAGAGCTCCAAATTTTGTTTCGACCAATGCTTGAAAAACATAGTTACGGTTTTCAAAACTAGAAGTCCAGGCAGTAATAGCCAGTACCCCTTCCGTCTCTGAAATCCTATCCCGGATAATGAGATCAACGGCCTGCTGATTTTCCGGCCGGCCAGAAGAGCCCAAGATTTTCTGCCACAGCGGCAACCCATCTTCCTGGTCTTCCCACCATTCACCGTAAAGAAGCAGCAGACGGCTCTTAATTGCCTGGGCGACAGCTTCCGCCCCCTTTATGTAGTTGGATGTGCCATTGCCAAAAGTATAGTCCCAATCTTTGCTGAGTCTCCGGTAAATCATGCGACACCTCCCGTATTGCCACCACCGGTTTCAACGCCGGTGTGTGTATGGCCGATAAAGCTCTTTCCGTCAATCGTAGTAGATCCGCCGATGACTACAGAACTTCCCTGGATAGTGATTACTCCTCCCACGAGATTGATAGCATTGCCTGATAATTCGATATAGGCTTCTCCGTTTTCCGTCCGCAACTGTGCGGATTTCGTGCTGTAGTTGGGGATTACCCGGGGCTGGCTCCAGGGACCTGGGATAGCATACCCATCGGATAGATCATGCCTCCTGCAGTCAATTTGATTCTGCACACCTCCAGACTGCCACCAGGCATCCATGCAGTTATCACCGAATATAACCAGGCACTCATCCCCGGGGGCAATCGGCAAGGTAAGCAGATACCCGCCGGCGCGAGGAAATACGACAGGCACATCCACTAGTAAAGGTACGTCTTCCCAGGTTTCTTCCCCATCATTGTACCGTTTCTCTCGGATAGCCAGCTGGACGGAGACTGTTTGTGTTGTTGAATCAAAAGATTGGATGATTCCAGGAGAAGCCACCCGGGTTTTAATCGCCCTGGATCTAGCCTTGTTCTCCTCATTCACGCTGCGAGAAGGATCCCGCTCATTCATTGGAATCACGCATTACACCCCCATACCATTATTTTTTGAACTTGCCAGCATTGCCGGCAGTGTCCCTTTCCCGTATCGAGATATTCCCTGGCAGTCCGTGTACCAGTTGGTTCCACGGGTATCTCCGGAGTGAGTCAGCGACGTTACCCGGTAAATCCATTCATCATCCAGTGGCGTTTGCGGCTGCCCAGGAGACACCTGAGCCTCATTGACTTCACTGTTCTTTAGCTTGATCAAAGTTCCCAGGTGAATGGATGGATTCAACAGCAGCCTGAAAGACACGCCAAACTGAGTCTGCTGGGGCATTCCGATAAGCCCCGTATCCGGTGTCACTACCAGCGCTTCATTATTAGAAATATCCTGCAATCGAGTGATATGCAGATTGCCATCTTCTATATAGTAGTCTGCGGCATTCCCTCGGCAGATATCTGCGATGTAATCAGTAGGATCCCCGAAAAAGACTTTACCCCTGGGCAGTGCTTGCATAGAAAGCCCGTCAGT